TGGCGCTCACAACGCGATGTGCGAAGCGCACGGCGCATACCGGGAGTGTGAGCACTGCACCGGTGTCGGCTGGGTCCATGACGGCTGTGCCGAAAAGTCCTATGCAGACTTGGCATCTGCCGTCGCGCGTGTGGGACAGGTAGCCGCGCATTACGAATCCAAGGTCGCTGAATGGTCGCAACCACCAGGCATGGTAACTGAGGCATTTAGTACAGCCGCCCGCCATATCCGAGAGGCGGTGTCCGGTGAGTGATCTGACGAAGGCCCAGCAGCTGGAGTATGAGCGTGGTTTCGACTGCTGCGCAAGGTGCGGGCATCCGCGCAATCTCCACTTCAGCGTCGGGGTCGGGGTCCATCGGTGTTGGTGGCGCACTGCATCAGCGTGTTGGTGCTCACGATTCCAGGAGCCGACCGAATGAGACCGTGCAAGAGGTGCCCAACGTGCGGGAGTTGGATGCTGTGCGTCTGGGGCGAGTGGAAGCACTTCAACGAGGAAACGCAACGTTGGTTGGACGAGGCAGCTGGGTGTCCGCTCTCTGCAAGCCGTGAGGCGAACTGCGACTGCACCGACTGCGTTGGGAGCCCACAGTGACTGTCCACCCGCCGATCCCGGCCACCTGTGAACACCGGCCCACCATCGGCGGGCTGGTGATCCCCTGGGTGAACGTGCAACTGGCGGACGGCGGTGTGGACTTCCGGTCCCGCCACGAAATCCGTGCACAACAATGCTGGCTGAACGGGATCTGCCAGGTCTGCGCCACCCCGATCGGCAACCTGATTGTGCTGATCGGCGGCCCCGAGCAGATCGTCACCCTGCAGTTCGACGAACCGCCACTGCACCCCGAATGCGCTGCGTACGTGTCGAATGCCTGCCCGATGATCGCCGGACGGCTGGAACGGTTCGCCAGCGGCCCGCCACTCGCGGCCCGGCAGCGGGGCGGGCAGTGTCCCGAACCAGGCTGCGACTGTGGCGGCTGGGTGCCCACACCCGACGTCAGCGGCGGTGGCCGCGAAGGAACACCGGCGCACGACTGGTACGCCTTCTACGTCTCCGGCTACGCGCTAGGAGTCACGACGGACCGCCCCGACCTGGTCCACTCCGGTGCTGTCCGGCCGGACCAGGTTCTCGCTGTCCGGCACGTCTCCACACCTGGTGTCGGCCGGCACTGGAAACGCACCACGCTCGACGAGCACCGACCCAAGGAGATGACGCGGTGAGCAACGTCTGGTTCTGCTCCGATTTGCACATCGGCCACGAGAAGGTGGCAAAGGATCGTGCGCGCGGACATGTCCTGCCTCGATATGTGGGTGCTGAGATCGATTGGCATGATCGGATCCTCGCGAAGAATTGGGATGCTGCCGTCAGCTCTGACGATGTGGTGTGGGTGCTTGGCGATATCTCGTCTGGTGGGAGTCAAGCGCAGCGGAACGCGCTCGCGTGGATCGCTGATCGCCCTGGCCGGAAACGCCTGATTTGCGGAAACCACGATGGGGTCCATCCGCGTAATCGCGACGCGCACACATGGTTCCGCCGCTACGCCGAAGTGTTCGAGCATGTTTCCACGTCGGCGCGTATCCGAATCCCCACCAGCGATGGGCATGTGACTGCGCTGCTGTCCCACTACCCCCTTCGCCGGTGACCATACTGAGACCGACAGGGACATTCAATGGCGGCTACGCGATTGTGGCCTCCCGATCATCCACGGGCACATTCACTCCACTCACCGGTTCAGCCGATCACGGTTCGAGGGCATCCCGGGGGTCAATCCGGAGCCTGGTACTCCTCAGATTCACGTCGGTGTCGATGCGTGGGGTCTGGCGCCGGTCCGACTGTCGGATGTCGCGGGTGTGCTCGACGCGGGGGAGACGCCATGAGCGGCGGCAGGCGGCTGCCGACCATCCCTGATCGGTACCTCGCGTCGCTGCCGAAGGGTAGCCGCATCCCCGACGACAAACGGGAGTGGCTGGACGCCGAGTGGGCCAAGGTCCGTGCCGAACGAAGGGCTCTGGCCGATGGCTGACACTCCCGATTGGGTCATCTACACGACGTTGCGCCGCCGCTGGCCCGACGGAACCGAATTCACCATCCGGCCCGCCAGTCCGCACGAGCCTCGTTGCCTCACAGCCACCGAGGGTTTCCAGCTCACGATCAGCACAACGCACGGACTGCGCGCTCACAGTTGGCATCCCGACGTTCCCACGGCTCAAGCTCATGCAGACGAGCTGCTGGCCAGCTTCAGTAATCCGAAACTCGACGACTACCGGGTGCCTGAAATCGTAGAGCAGGACGACCTTTTCGGCGGGGTGGCCCATGGATGACAGCCTCCATGTCATTCCGACAGGCGATCTGGTGAACCACATGGTTGTTCCCGAATGTGTCTGTGGGCCAACACCACAACCCGTCAAACGGGATGACGGATCGGTCGGCTGGATCTACACACACCACAGTTTGGATGGAAGGGAAACAAATGAAGGTTGATCACTACGAGTGCGATGAATGCGGTCGACGTGTTCGGCGCATCACTGTCCACACCGGCGATGTCCTCGGCGATGATCGTGAGTTGCATTTCTGCTCAACACGATGCATGGACGAGCGGTTCTCGGAAGCGGACGAGCAGGTCACCTATTGGATTACGGGCCAAGACCTTCGGGACGGTGCCTGATGACCGACAACCTGACCTCCGGTGTGTGAGCACTACCGATACGGAGACACCGATGGCTAACCACATCAAGGTCGATCGAGCAGTGCAGTGCTACAACCCGTACCTCTACGACGAGTCGGGCGTTATGACGTACGAACTGAAGCCGTTCGCTGAGGACCCACGCTGCCTGTTCGGGTGGGGGCCACCCACGCGCGACTGCCACTGCATGTTCGGCCACTGCTGCATCCGCGAACTCGGCCATCCAGGCAAGTGCATAGACGGGACTGAGGACGGGGCGAAATGCAGTACCGCGCAACGCCCGAAGGACTGGGATGCAAAGCAGCGAGAACGCTGCAACGGCTACTGCCCGGACTGCCACGGACCCATCGACATCGACGGGACGACCGATACCCAGTGCGCGGCAGGGCGGTACGGCACCGACGATCCGAACTGCTGCACCACCTGCGGCGGCTGCTACTGCGACGGAGCCTGCTGATGACCGACCAACTCGCCCTGATCCCCGCGGACTCGCCACCGGAGATGATCCGCACCGCGGTCATCAGCGACTGCGGCCGGTACCGGTACGAGCTGCGCCGCATCTGGGACCCCGCCGGCCCGCTGCTCGAGTTCGTCATGCTCAACCCGTCGACCGCGGACGGATCGGTCGATGACAACACAATCCGACGGTGCATCGCGTTCGCGAAGGCATGGGGGTACGGCGGCATCGTGGTCCGCAACCTGTACGCGTTGCGCGCCACGAATCCCGAAGCGCTCCTGAACTACCGCGGCGGAACGGGCGACGCCTACGGGCCACGCAACGACGAGTTCATCGGCAACCATGTCGCGGACTGCACGATCGTCGCCTGGGGCGCCCACGCCGCCGCCCTCGCCCCAGACGCCGTCGTCACGATCCGCGTCCTGCAGATGTGCCGGCCCCGCCTGTACTGCCTCGGCACGAACGCCAACGGCTCACCGAAGCACCCGCTGTATGTGCCGTCCAGCCGCACACCGACCCGATGGGAGCCGCCCGGTGCCTAAGAAGTCAGCGTTCACAGACCCCGGCAAATGGTGGATCTACCGCAACGCACGCGGCCACTGGGACATCTCCCCGCCCGTCGTCCACAATGTTGAATGGCCCGGCTGCACGGTGGTCACCACCGGCGCCACCGCCATCGCCGCCTACGCGAAACGAGCCTGCCGATGATCCGGTCATGGCTGGCGTGGCATGGGGTTATCTGCTGGTGGCGTCGACGCCACGAATACGGTCCACTGATCCTGCTCGGCCCAGACGGTGAACAGCATGTCGGACGTGGGGTCTACTGCGGCCTGTGCCTCGATAGGCGGGACTGATGGGGCGCCACGTGTGGGGTCAATCCCACGGCACCACCAGCTTTCAGGAGCGAGACCCCGGCGACTACTCGGGCAGACACCGGTGTCTCGACGGCGACGACTGGTTCTGGCGGCAGCCCAAGCCCGTGGTGGGCGTGTGTGATGCCCGTGGTGGTGGCCGGCCGGTCTACCGCTACACAGACGGGCTGGAGGCGGGGACCGTTGTGGCCGAGCTGCTGGGCTGGGCGAACCCATGAGGATCAGCGATGCATGACCGAAGCAACAATCGGCGGACCCAGGCGGAACACCACAGACCGGTCTAGACAATGATCGACACGCACACCACACTCCACACCGGGGGAAGCACGCAGGAGGAACACACGTGAGCGAGTACCAGTGGGATCAGTCAGCCAGGCTCCGGTGTCTGCGCGACTACCTCGGCCTGTCCATGAACGAGATCGCAGCCGTCCTCAACGTCGGCCTGCGGGCATATCAGAACTGGGAGTCTGGCCGGTTCGCCACCCCAGCCGGGGCCATGGACGACGTCGCCGCCTTGGTCCACCGCCTCGATGAGTTGGCCGGCGACTACGCCTCCCGCGACACCCTGTCCATCGACGGCATGACCGGATTCGAGATGCGCGCCGCCGGCATCGCCGCCGCCGCCAACCCGAAGCTACAGATCACCAACTAACCCCTCGTGGCGGACATACTCGGCATAGTGCGCCGAACTAGCCGACCACCGACGCCGCGATGGCGCGTAGTGACCCAAGGAAAAGCTTCTCGGCGGTAGCCAAGTCGACATGCCCGAGGGTGGGATCCGGGCGGCCCTTGAAGGTCTCCGGTGGTGCTGATGCGATGAGGTCGCGGCCGGCGGCGCGGGCAATCGCGATGGCCGTGTCGATCCACGGTCGGTCACTGGTGAAATGCCGGCGGTACGCGTCGGCAAGCTCGACGGTGATCGACTCCCGCACGTCCCGTGGATCCCAGTCGATCGCACCGGCTGCGGTGTGAATTCGCTTGGCCAGCAGCCTTACTGCCGAAATGACTCGGTCTGTCAGGTCGGCATCGCCGCTGCCGATCGCCCGCAACACCACGCCCGCGGCGCCGGTCACGTGGTCGGTGCGCTCATCGTCCATCACCGCCGCTTGCACGCCCCAGTCGGCTTGCGTCCATCGCACCTGCACGACCGACTCCGGCGATAGCTGCGCGATCCGATCAGCCAGCGCGGTGGTGCGCAAGGTGGCCAGGTGTGCCCACGGTGGTCGAAAAGACCGGAGCGGCTTGCCTTCGTGGTAGGTCAGCATCGGATCGAGGTGACGTGCGCCGTCGTCGTCGAGGTCATCGCCGTATGTGACGATCGCGCCGGTGATCTCGTGCTCGTCTCCGGCGAGCAGGATCCGCCGCGACTGCCACGTGTACAGATCGGCAAGCCCCGCCGGCCCATCCTTCCGTGGGGCGCCGGTGGTCACCGGCCGCTCCCACGCCGGAAGATCATCGGACACAAGGTCATCGTCAAGGTCGTCGGCCGCGGCCGGTGCTTGCGGCGCATTGAGCATGATCGTGTCGGCCAGGGTGGTCCCGGCCAGGGTGGTGATGGTGTACAGGCCCAGCCAGCCGACAGCCCGCGGATAGACCCGGCCCGCCGAAGCCCGGGGATCCCCAGGCGCTGGTGCTTTGATACCGCGGCTGTCGGCGGCGTGGCTGGTGACCAGCCACCGGGCCGCCGCGGCCGGGGCGATGCCGCCGCGGCTGGTGGTGAATAGTCGACGGCCGGGCTGTGTCCAGCGGTCCGGCAGCAGATTGTCCACCCCGTCGCGCACCACCATTCCTGGTGTCTGGAAAAAAGGCTGCTCGGGGTCGAGCAGGTCGAAGCGGTGCGACCAGTCCGCCAAGTAGTCCGGCGCCGCCTCGACCCCGCCGGCACGCACGGTGATGGCGATGAGCAGTCGAAGCAGCGGTACCTCGCGCAGGGCACAGTCGCCGAGAATCCGCACGATCCCGGGATCGGTGAAAACCTCCCGCAGGCCCACCTGCGTGCTGGTGGTGCTGCCGGATCGTAGGACCGGCAGCCACGGCTCGTCGATGAGGCTGTAGATGCTCATTTGCCCAGCCAGGTCCGCAGTGCGGCGCGCTCGACTCCGACAGCCCGTGCGGTGCCGGCTTCGGTGGCCCCGTCCTGCACTGCCATCACCGCGACCTGCCGGGCCGCGGCCCGCGCGAGTTCTTCCCGTGTCCGCGCATCGCGCAGCGCAGCGCCGGCCTGCTCGGCGGTGATCTCACCGAGCATCCACTGCACCGCAGCGAACAGCGCTGCATCGCGCAGAGGCTGATCGTCAGGGTCGGGGTAGCGCGAATCGACGTCGTCGACCACCGTCGCGAATCGCTGCCTCTGCTCGGCGCTCAGTTCGTCCCACGCCGGTCCCAGCCACGCCTGCATCTGCTCCGGATCGGTTCCCATCGTCTTGCTCCTCGTTTGTTTGTAGGGGTGTTTTCAGCCTGCGAAGCAAGCGCCGGTCACCAGGTCGAGATTCAGGCCGAGGATGTCGCAGGCCTCCTGGTCGTTCATGACCGGTCCGCCCATCGCATCGGCGAATCCGTCGCCGTCTTCGGTGCGTCCCCAGCTCGGGACGTGGTAGAGGCCGAGGGTGGAATCGGCGTGCTCGTAAAGGCTGCGGGCGTGGCCTTCGCCGCGGTGCGCGGCGTCGACTTCGACGTTGAGGATGAGGCCGGATGCTGTGTGGGCGCTCAGCGAGGCGACCGTGGTGCCGTCGACCGTGAGGGTCCACTCGGTGTAGTCCAGGCCATGCTCGGTGCCGGTAGTGGTGGTGATTCCCATACTACAAAGTGTATAGCGCTACACACCTATTGTCTAGTGCTATACACCAATCGAATTCCAGTCTCCACCGGTCCGGGTCACACCACCAACGTCCCGAAACACCACCGATGAACACACCCCATGCATCCCCCACCCATACCGTGCACACCACAAACCAACCACAACCACAGCAGGAACAACCACCATGCACCCCCAACGATGAACACACCACCACCCACACCATCACCACGCTGGGCAACCGAAAACGAAGCCGCCAAACATATCCGCGTCTCCATCTACACCATCCGCCGCTGGCGAGACCGCGGACTCATCACCGGATACAAGGTCAGCCGCACCGTCCGCTACGACCTCCGCGAGATCGACGACATGCTCAGCTCATCGATAGGCATGAACCAATCGCCCGGACGCCCGACAAACACGGGAGGCGCCACCGCATGAACACCCTGCCGACCGCAACAGGCGAACGAATAATCCGACCCGGCATCCACCCCATCAACCACCGGCCACCACCCCGAAAGCCCAACCCCATGACCACCCCATCGACCACCAGCGAAAATAGAAGAATCCCCCCGGCTGATACCCCGTACGGTCGGGATTCACTGGGGGGGGAGTTTGAAGATGCCGGGGCCTGATAGGTCTCGTGCGGAGTCTCGTGAGCGTGCTGATCAGGCGTACAAGTTGCGGTGTGCTGGTCGTACGTGGGATGAGATTGCGCGTGTGACGGGGTTTAAGTCGGGTTCGGCTGCGTTTGAGGCGGTGAAGGCGCATATCGGTCGGATGCCTGTGGAGGAGCGGGATTTGGCTCGGGCGTTTTCGGCGGGGACGTATCGGTTGGTGGTGGCGCAGTTGTTTGGGATTGCGGAGAAGTCGTTGAAGTTGGGGAAGCCTCATACGGCGGTTGCTGCGTTGGAGGCGGTGGCGGCGGCTCAGGCGAAGCATGATCAGTTGACGGGGTTGCAGATGGCGGCGAAGTTGGATGTGAAGGTTACTTCGGCGTCGGATGTGATTGATTTGGCGGAGGCGCAGTTGAAGGCGATCCTTGAGGCCGGTAGGTAGTGGCGGCCGAGGCCGAGGTTCAACGTTGTATCGGGGTGTTGATGCAGTTGGCTCGGGATTTGGTGGATGGGGTGGTGACGCCGGAGGAGTTGGAGGGTCCGGCGGTGGAGCAGTGTCGCGCGTTGTTCGCGAATGTGGCTGGTCCTGGTGATGTGTTGTGGGATGTGCAGGTTGGGGTGGCACGGAAGGTTGTGGCGTTGGGTGGGATGTCGTATGACGAGATTTGTGAGTGGGCGTCGGTGTTGGCGCCGGCCGAGGAATCGGTGACTGATCAGGTTGTTGTTGATGCGTGACGGCCTGGGGAGTGCTGCCGGGGTTGGTGCGGGTGCTGGGTCGTTGCGGTTGACTTGTCTGTGGGTTTTCACCCCTGGTCGCGACCATCACTGTTATGCCTTGGCACACGACACTTCAGGTCGCTGATCTCTCGACATTTCATAGAAACCCTCGACGCGGCAACATCGCCGAAATCATCAAGTCACTGAGCCGCCACGGCCAGTACCGGACGATCGTTGTCAACGCCGGGACGAAGACCGGGCGGCCGAATGAGGTGCTCGCCGGCAACCACACGTTCATGGCCGTCCAGGAGTTGGGTTGGGAGACGATCGACGCGACGGTGGTTGATGTCGATGACGAGTCAGCGAAGGCCATTGTCGCTGGTGACAACCGTCTCGCTGACCTTGGTGTTTATGACGACACGGACCTGTATGACCTGCTGAATTCCCTCGATGATCTGACTGGTACCGGCTATGGGGAATCAGATGTGTTGGCGATGGAACGCGACCTGTTCCCACCGGACCCAGAGGCTGACCCCGATGTTGTGCCATCGACGCCGGCCGAACCGATCAGCAAGGCCGGGCAGATCTGGGAACTCGGTGACCATCGGCTGCTCGTCGGGTCGGCTACGGATCTGGGGGGGGGTCCGTCGATTGTGTGGTGATGTCCGCCCGGACTGCGTATGGACAGACCCGCCCTACGGCGTCGACTACGTGGGCAAGACCAAAGCCAAGCTGACCATCAAAAACGATGGCGCCGGTTCACTTTTCGAGTTGCTGGCCCCAGCGTTCGGTGTGATCGCGTCGACATGCCGCGCCGGGGCGCCGGTGTACATCACCTGCCCACCTGGGCGTGAGTTCGGAACATTCACTGCAGCGATGGATTCCGCTGGTCTGGACTGGCGGCAGACGTTGATGTGGGCGAAAAACGCGATGGTGCTGGGCCGGTCGGATTACCACTACAAGCACGAACCGATCCTGTATGGCTTCACCCCCGGCGGTGAGGGCCGTAAAGGCCGCGGCGGCGACCGCTGGTTCGGCACCAACAAAGCCACATCGGTGTTCGAGTTTGACAAACCCACCGCCAATAGCGAACACCCGACGATGAAACCCGTCGGCCTGATCCAGGCGATGCTGGCCAACAGCCTCCCGCCTGGTGGTGTGGTGTTCGACCCGTTCGCCGGGTCCGGCTCCACGCTGATCGCTGCCCACGGCCTGCGGTCACGCGCATACTGCGTCGAACTCGACCCCCGCTACGCCGACGTCATCCTCCACCGATTCCAAGAACACACCGACATCGTGCCGAAGCTCGATGGAAAACCCGTGTCTTTCCAGGTGCAGGACTGATGATTCTGGCCGGCGTCCGGATGATCGCAGCCACCCGCCGCCAGCGCCGCCCCCAATCACCCGCCGAACTGGCAATGGCGCTAGACCCGAAGTTCGTGGTCACCCCCACCATCAAACTGCTCTCCGACGTCGTCGTACGCGCCGTGAACGAACCCGACCAGCGGGACAACGTCAACACCCCACCACGCACGGGCAAGTCAGAAACCATCGCGGTGTGGGGACCAGCATGGGCACTGTCCACCAACCCGGACATGCAGGTAGTGATCATCTCCAACGGCGACGACCTCGCGCAGGAGCACTCCCGCAAGGTCCGCGAAATCATCATGGAACACGGCGACTACCTCGGATACAGGATCGCCGCCGACAAAACCGCGGTCGGCAGGTGGCGAGTCGACGGCCGCAAAGGCGGCATGCTCGCCGCCGGCATCAACTCTCACATCGTCGGGTTCGGCGCCGACCTGATGATTCTCGACGACGTCGTCGGCGGCGCCACGGAAGCCGACTCAGCCGCCCATCGCCGCCGCGTACTCAACGAATACCAGGGCTCCCTCTCCACCCGTATCCATCCGGGCGGCTCCTGCGTTCTCGTAATGACTCGTTGGCACGAAGAGGACCTCGCCGGTGAGTTGTTGAAACGTGAACCTGGCCGGTGGCGCTGCACCAACGTACCCGCAGTGTCCGAACCCGGCATACCGGATGCACTGAAACGCGACCGTATGGGCGTCACGATGGTGTCCGCACTCGGCTACACGGAGGAGGACTACCGACGCAGACGGCGCGCGGTGGGGGAACGGCAGTGGTACGCCCAGTTCCAGGGTGTGCCGTCCAACCCGGAGGGTGGGCTGGTCAAGAGGGACTGGTTCGGCCGGTGGCGCATGCCCGCTGCACCGGCCAATCCTCTGATGACGGTCGTCGGGGTCGACCCATCGGACAGCGGCAAGGGCGACAGCTGCGGCCTGGTCGCCTGCTCCATCACCGCGGACGGTGTGATCGCACTGATCGCCGACCAGTCGGCGCCGATGACCTCCGATGAGTGGGCACGCGCCGCGGTCAAACTCGCCATCGACGTCGGCGCCTCCGAGATCGCGGTGGAGGGGTTCGCGGCCCGCGAAACGTACACCCGGGTAGTCACCGAGGCGATTACCCGCGCCGACGTGACCTATCCGATCAACGTCACAGCATGGCCCCCGAAAGGACGCCCGAGGGTCGGCGACGCCATCGCACGATCATCCGCACTGCTGCAGGCCATGGAAGTCGGCACATTCCGGCTAGCCGGATACTTCCCCGACCTCGAAGAAAAATCGGTCACCTGGCAGGCCGGCAAACACCAGCCCGACAATCTTGCCGCCGCTGTTGTTGCGCACGACGTCCTCATCCACGCTGCCGGCGCGGAATGGGACATCGCCCTGCCGTTCGAACCGCGGCCAGACGACGACGTCGGCGACTGGATGCGGCGCAACATCTGACCCTCCCGTCGCAGGGTTTGCATACCCTATGGAGGCGTGACCGCGGATCGTTGGGAACCTGACCCGAACATGGTCGACGCTGTCCGGTCGACACCGAAGTATTCTCGGAGGATGACCGAGTTGTCCGGCCCGGACAGGTCATGGCTGGTCGCCGGGTTGACGTTGGCGGGGGTGACAGCGCAGGACATCGCCGACAAGATGTCGTGTTCGCTGCGGTTGGTGCGGACGATTCGCGCGGAGGACATGACCCAGGTCTGTTACTTGGCGCAGCAGCAGCTCGCCACGATGGCCGATGACCTGAGACAAGCCGAGCTGAATCAGCGCCTTACCGCCCGGGAACTGACGAAGTCGCGGGCTGAGACCGAACGCGTACAGGGCCGACTCGACCAGATCACCGACAAACTTGCGGTCGGCGAGCCGATCCGGACCTGCTACCGGGGTCATCCGTTGCTGGACGACGATGACGTGTACCGCTCGGGTGGTCGCGCCTACTGCCGGGAATGCAACCGCGAGAACACCATCAATTACCGCCGCAAGCAAAAACGCGCTGAGCAGCAACGTCATTCCGGTGTATGTCGCACTGAGTCTTGTGAGCCGGATGCGGCTCCTCTGAACAAAGCCTCGGAATGAGCGTTGGTTGGAAAGCGTCTCCCTACGCTGAGCAGCAAGCACTGAAGCGTCTCTATGCCGAGAAGGGCGGCAATCTCCCCGGTATCTGTGCCGAAGGCCACCGCATCCGAGGCAGCAACGTCCGACACCACCGCGGTAGGAACTACTGCCGCAAATGCGTTGAGTCTTTACGCATCGTTTTGGAGCCGATGCAACCACCGCCTGGCCCACAATCGGTGTATTTCATCGCCGATGAGCATGGCAACGTCAAGATCGGTTACGCATCCTCAGTTGGCTGGCGGCTCGCTAACCTGCAGACAGCGAACGCATCAGAACTAACGCTGTTGGTGGAGATACCGGACGGCGGCCCAAAACTAGAGCGTGAACTGCATAAACGGTTCTCGGAGCATCGCGTTCGCGGCGAATGGTTCCGGTTGGCGCCGGAGATTCTTGACTACATCGAGACCGTCAAACAGGAGCAGTCCCCTAAACCGAAATCAGGACGACCGAAGAAAGTGCCTGAATACGTTCGGATACAGCAGGAATTGGCCCGTGCACAGCAGGAACTCACCTAACGGCGTCGCGCCCTTTGCCTAGGCTCCGCTATATGGCCTTGGAAACCAAATCTTCGACAGCGACCGGTTGGGCGTGCCCGGATTGCGGTGCCGAGCACGGTTGGCACAGGTCCGGGTGTCCGTCGTTCAAGTTCCCGGACTGCGCTCGTTGCGGGCAGCCGATCACCGGTGAGCTGATCATCACCGACAAGATGTTCCTGCACCCAGCGACCGAGTTCGACTGTCCAGCGGTGCGTGACAAACAGGAGGCCAACCGGCGCCGGTTCGCGGGCGAGTGTTTCGCCGCCAAGCTGCAGTCGCCGGACACGACGCACGGCCAGTTGGCTGATCGGTTGAAGACCGTCCTCGCCGATGATGCGTGCTGGTCGGTTCACGCGTTCAACCTCTCGCATTCGCCGAACTACGACGCCATGGCCGCTGCCGCGATCGGCGTGTTCGTGGACTGGTTGCGGAACCCGCCGACACTGGTCAACCAGACCAACGTTGACGGCACACGAACCACGGAGATCCGGCCATGACCGACACCCCTCGCAACACGATGGCCCGCACGAAGCCGTAACCGTAAATCGCCGTTGACCAGTACAAACGAAAGGATTCGCTCTATGTGGCTCATCATCTGGACGGTGTTGATCGGACTCTTGTTCCTCGTCGCTGCCGGCGCCGCAGCTTTCGCCATCTACTCCGCGTTCAAGGGGCGCGCATTCTGGGAGTTCCAGGAGGCTGCGTGGGGTGCGGTCGGCGTAGGCGCGGTGGCGACGGTCTGCCTGGTCCTGTCGATGGCAACGATCGTTCCTACACGCGACTACGGCGTGATCACCAAGTTCGGCCGGCCGGTGGGGACGCTCTCCAACGGCCTGCACTGGGTGGCCCCGTGGGAGTCCGTCGAGACGATGGACGGCGCCGTGCAGATCGACTGGCATAAGGACAACGACGGCGACAAGGACAAGCACGGCGACGCGATCCAGGTCCGACTGGGCAACCAGTCGAACGCCTACCTGGACGCATCGGTGCGCTACGAGATGGTGCAGGACGCGGCCGACGACCTGTTTCTCCAATACCGGTCATTCGATGCGGTGCGGACCAACCTCGTGACACGGAACCTTCAGACATCGCTCAACGAGGTGTTCGCGAGCTACAACCCGCTGGCCACGATCGTGGCGGCCGACCCCACCGCTCCTGCGGACAAGGTGAAGTCGGACACGCTGATCTCGCTGGCGTCGAAGGCCACGGACATCATGCAGCGGAAGGTTGGGCCGCAGATCAAGATCTTCGAGATCCAGATCCCGACCATCGCGTTCGATGAGGACACCCAGCACAAGATCGACCAGCTCAACCAGCAGAAGGCTGCCACGGCGGTCGCGGTCGAACAGCAGAAGACCAACATCGAGCAGTCCAAGGCCAACAACGATCTGGTGACATCGATCAAGGACCCGAACGTGCTGGTGTCCAAGTGCTTGGACGTCGTCAAGGAGAAGGGGCAGAGCCCGTTGGGTTGCTGGCCGGGATCCGCAGCGGTTCCCACGGTGCCGACCCGGAACGCCAACTGATGAAGCACTACGTCGACTACACCGGTGACTACTCCCCGGCCATCGCCGCCCACGACGTCCCGTGCGTGCGCGTCAAGGCCGACCCGGAGCTGCTCGGCGGCTGGGTCGTGACGTCCGGCGAGGAGTTCCCCGTCACGGTGCTGGTGCGGCCGGTCGGCACGCTGGAGTTGGCTCCCGACACCGCGGCCCTGCTGTCCGGTCTGTTCTCGGCCGATTACGTCAACGACCTGCAGCACGCGTTGGAGCAGGCCAGGAGGATTGCCGACATGACCGACACCCCAGATGCATCCTGGACAGTCGAGTTCGACGGATTCACCATCACCAACACTGACCGCTCGGCTATCGCCAAGAACGCGGCCGGCAAAACACTCGTCTCGTCGGAGCAAGTCGGCGATGACGATGGTGACAGCTGGCTCGTGCACATCACCGGGTGGATCAACCCGAAGCATTCAGACCGGGCGTTCACGGGGTTCTTCGGCCCAGCGAATCTTGACGAGGCGATCACCGTGTCGTGTGGTCGGCGCGACGCTGGCGCGTTGGTGGTCACGGTCGCGAAGATCGCGGTCGCCGCGCAGCGGTGGCACGCTCACAAGAAGGGCTACGCGTCGTGACCGACAGCCCGACCGGCTCCGAGACAGGGCCGCCGTGGCCGGCCTCACCATCCGGCTACCGCTACGTGTGTCACTACTGCGTCTGGTGCTGGCCGATCAAGTGGTGGCTGCCATTCGATTTCGAGCTGGCCCGCTGGGCGCACCGCCGGCACATGCGCCGCGTTCACCAGAGTAAATGGTGCAGTGTCCACAAGAAGTACAGCCGAATGGAGGAGCCGTGATGGACCTGTTGACCGCGTGGATGGCTGAAACTGGCTGGGGTATCCCCGTGGTCGGGGCCGTGATCGCGGTGTTCGTGCTGGTGCCATTCGGCTTGACGCTCGGGTGGTTCATCAACCATCTGGTCTTCGGCCCGATGCTGCGAGTACGTCGGCGCCGGTATCCGTGCCGCGCGGTGATCGACCACCGCGAGGAGAAGGCGCGGGCCGCCGGCAATCCCCGGAACTACTCGGTTGTCTGGCCGGATGGGACGGTGTCGGTGTTCTGCACTGAGGACGCTGCCCATGCCGCTGCAACGACACGCTCCGGCGGCGCCGTCATGTCCGAAGCTGTACCTGCCGGTCCCGACGAGTTACTCAGTCAGCCAACCGACGACGTGGCTAACATGCCCAATCGGCCTCGGTTCGCGTCTGGCGGTGCTGTGGTCGGACCATGCTCGTCAGATGGTGATTCGGTTCCGGTGCTGTTGTTTCCTGGCTACACGGTTCCGAAGGATCAGGTCTGGCCGGAGATGGCAGCGTTGCAGGAGGCGTTCAATGCCGAAGGCCGCACAGTGAAGGGCGAGACCAGTGAGTGAGCTGCCGGTGTACTCCGATCCAGCGGGCGGGGTCCTCGTCGTCGATTCGTCAGGCACGGATGCCGTGGACTTCGCATCGGCGGACAGGCTGGGTGATCAGTCGTTGGTGTCGTTGCCGCGGCCGGAGGTCGTTCGTCTGCATGCGCAGCTCGGGGCGTGGCTGGAAGCGACGCCGAGTGAGGCACCCTGATGTCCGAAGTAGCCGGCAGACAACGCTACGAGTGTTCATACTCGACGCTCAGCGTGGATATCACAGATCCAGAGTCAGCCGTGTTCCGCATTGATGAGTCCTGCGATTCCGCAGAGGCGAACTTGGACAGAGAGTCGGCACAGCGGCTCTACGCGCAGCTAGGCGCATGGTTAAGGGCGAGCCCAGCGCAGCGCAGAGCGTGGTTGGAAGCGTCGGGTAGGCCGTGTCCCCAAGAGGGCCGCACGTGGCTGTACCGCAGTCCCGTTGACGGCGCCGAAGTACTAGTGCGCTTCCACGACGGCGAATGGCAGGACGCTGATCCGGAGCTGTTTCCTACTCGCTGGTACAGGAACACAGCCGACTTGCTGTCCTGGCCCGGCAGGTTCACCGAACTCGAGAAGGGCTTCCCGCGATGACTGGGTCCGATCAGCCGGAGGAAGACGGCTACGAGTTGGCGTTGCCGTTCGTCACCGTGGTCAGCGAAGGCGGCCCACACGAGGACGACGCGTACGCGGCCGGGTTCGAGATGGGGCGCCTCGATGAACAGCTGCGCACACTCGCCAACACCGCGGCTGGCCGGCCACTTACGTTGCGGACGCTCATGCACAGCGTGAACCTTCCGCAAGCCGATCTGATCGCGATGCGATACGACATGACGACGAAGGTCGTGAACAGCGGTGTGTGCGAAGAGTCTGAGGGCTATTGGGCTGAGGTCGAATTCGTGCACATCCCACCGGCGGCGGTGGCGCCATGAGTGAGCAGACAAGCACGTGCGAGGGATCGTGGGTCTTCTCGACGAACTACGACGGCGAGACGACGGTGTGCGACAAGTGCGGCCGCCGGATTCGGGGCGTGCACGGTGGATGTGGACCTGTCCGGGCTGCGCACGCATGATGATCCGCGTGGCTGGTGGCGGCAGCATCTCGCCGACCGGGCGGGCGTGGTGGTGCCGCTGCTTGAGCGGTTGACCGCGTGATCGCGGTGGTTCGGCCGGGCACTGTCACCGACACCAGCCGCGATGGTCGACACCGGCCGTTCCGGGTGGATGTGGTGGTGTCGGAGCCGGTCGTCGGACTTGGCGAGGCGGCGTTGCATTTGGACGGGCCTCTGTCCTGGTGTGCGCACCAGCAGGCCGAGGTGGAGGGGATGCGGTTCCCGCCGGTCACGCCAGAGTGGATCTGCGATTTCACGCTGCCGCTGGCGACATGGACGCGACCTGGACCGCCTCGGCACCCGAAAGCGGCAGCAGCCGATGGCGGCACCTGGGGGTGGTGCGGCAGTCGCGGGCGGTGGACCCCGGCGGCGCACACCGCTGTGCAGACGCGCCGCATGCCGCATGTGGAGGCGCACGCCCGATTCACGGCGGCCCGCCGATTCCACGCCGGGTTGGGACCGACGAAGGCCCGTAATACGATCGCGGAGGCGGTGAGGGTGTGGCGATCGTGAAGCGTCGCCTGTCGGTAACCGCAGGCCATCAGCGGACAACTGATCGCTTCACCCTCCGCCCATACCGTCCCCGTGCATGAGCCTTGGGAACATCCTGCTGGTCCTGACCGGATATGTGCTGACCGTCGCGTCCCTGACACGCCTCGTGAACTACGACCGGATCTTCGACAAGGTCCGGTTGTGGCCGGCGCGCCGCGCGTCGGTCGCCGCGACCGCTGCCCGCGAAGCTGAAGCGAACAACATGCCCACCGAGCACGTCGCCGCAGTCCGCCGCTACCAACGCTGGGTCACCCTGTCAGACTTCCTGGCCTGCCCGTGGTGTGTGTCCCCGTGGATCGCCGCCCCGTGCGCGCCCGTCCCGATCCAGGTGATCGGCTGGCCCCTGTGGACACTGATCCCACTGGTCCTCGCTACCCGCTACCTGGTCGGTATCGCCGACCGCTGGGTATCCGAACCGTACGAAATCGTGGACCAGGCGTAAACACCCAGCTTGTCTACCGTCCACTCTGTGACGGCCCCAAATCTTCGCGTCGTTCGGCGCCCACGCAGCCCGCTCGTCGCTTCCCTGACCGCTGCCGCAGCACCGGTCACGGACCCCACGAAAATGCTGTCCACATCGATGGGCCGCCGCACCGAATGGCAACAAGAAGCGTGGCGGTTCACCCGCACCGTCAGCGAACTCGGCTACTTCGTCCGCTGGCGGTCGAACGCCTGCGCCCAGGTCCGGTTCGTCGCGTCCGAGATAGACCCCGACACCGGCCTCCCGACCGGCTCCGTCGACCCGGACAACGAAGAAGGCCAACAGTTCGTCGAACTGGTGAAGCAGATCGCCGGCGGCCCACTCGGCCAGAAAGCGTTGATCAAACGCGCCGCGGCGTGCCTCACCGTCCCCGGCGAACTGACCATCTGCATCCTGCAACGCCCCGAAGGCGAAAAATGGTTCGCAGTATCGCAGAAGCAGATCACCACATCCACCAAGCCCGGCAGCACCATCGCGATCAGACTGCCGGACGGCACCCCCGACGGCATCATCCACGACGTCGACCCGGACAACGACGCCATGTTCCGGGTATGGAACGAAGACTTCGAAGACCCCAATCAGGCTGATTCCCCGATCCGCGCCTGCCTCGAACCGTTAGCGGAGATCGAACGGGCCACGAAAAAAATCCGCAACGCCGACCTGTCCCGCCTACTGACCAACGGCCTGCTGATGGTGCCGTCCGAAGCGTCCCTCCCGGACACTCAAGCCCCGACGGCCGCCGGCCAAACCGGCACAGCACCCTCACCGGCACAGTCCCGCAAGATCGCCGGCTCCCTGCAAAGAATGATCGTGCAGGCCGCCGAACACTCGAACCGCGACGAAAACTCCATGGCAGCACTGGTCCCGATCGTCGTCGCCGCACCCGGCGACCACCTCGGCAAAGTCGTCCACATCGAGTTCTCCAAAGAGGCCACGAAAACCGCGGTCGACATCCGCACCGACGCCATCGCCCGCGTCGCCACCGGTTTGGACATCTCCCAAGAACGCCTCCTCGGCATGGGCAACAACACAAATCATTGGTGCAAAGACGAGAGCACCGAGATTCTGATCCGCGGTCGCGGCTGGCTGCGACATGACGAGGTTCAGATCGGTGACTTCGCCCTGACGCTGAACCACCAGACGGGCATGTCTGAGTGGCAGCCGGTACTCGACATCTACCGAGCTGACGTCGTCGACGAGCCCATGCTGTCGATGGAATCGTCCGCCCATTCATCGTTGTCCACCGCGGAGCACCGCTGGCCGGTGATTAAGGGCAACGGTGCACGTGAATGGACCACGTCTCGGGACGGCTTCCGAAAACGTGATCGCGTCCCTGTGGCCGCACCATGCGCATCCCTCCCCGACACACCGAAGTACAGCGACTCCTTCGTCAAGCTCGTCGCCGCGTACACGGCAGACGGATCGCTGTTGCACTACAAATCGGGAACCGAATACGCCCGGATCGTCAAGTTCGACTCCGCCGAGATAGCCGAACTGCGCTCGGTGCTCGCGGACGTCTACGGGCGTTCCGTGTCCGAGCACATGCACCCGACTCGAACATGCACAGGAACCTCTTTCGTTCTCCACGCCGACGAGACCGCATTTCTGACCGCGGTCGCCGAAGGCGCGTCGAAGATCGTCAGCCGCAGCTTCGTAGAGTCCCTCACCGAGGCACAGTTACACCTGTTCATCGACGCGATGATCCGTTTGGGCGACGGCGGGATATTCAACGGCGCCAGGATGCTGTTCCAGGTGGAACCCGAACGTCTGGACGCCTTCGAGTTGGCCGCCACACTGGCCGGATACAAGGTCATGCGTGGCCGCCGTAACCAACAGACAGGCTTCGGGACCTCCCCGCTCTACTGGCTGCGCATCGGTGACACGCTGAAGACATTCACCCCACACTCACTGCGCCAGGAGTGGGTCGACTACACCGGCGTCGTGTGGTGCCCAACCACAACGAACCGAACCTGGTTCGCCCGCCGTAACGGCCACACATACTTCACCGGCAACAGCGCCTACCTCCTCGCCGACGAAGACGTGAAACTGCACGTCAACCCGGTGATGGAAGTGCTCTGCCAAGCCATCTACACCTGCACCCTCGCCAACATGCTCGACAAGATGGGCATCGACCCCTCGAAGTACGTCCTGTGGTTCGACGCCTCACAGCTGACGAAAGACCCGGACCTCACCGACGAAGCGAAAGACGCCTACCAGCACGGCGTCACCACCTCCAAGTCCCTCGTCAAGGACCTCGGCCTGTCTGCGGACTCCATGTACGACCTCACCACCGACGACGGCTGGGCCGAATGGGCCAAGGACCGCGTCTCCGACGACCCGGCCCGCCTCCCGATGCTCGCGCAGCTGATCCCCGAACTCGCCGACTACAAATTCACCCCGGCCGGTACACCAGACCCGATGACAGACCAGCAGTTCGACGACTACGGCAACCCGATCGACCCCGAGTCGTACAACCAGAACAGCGACGACACCAGCACCGACGTGCAGGAACCCGACACCGAAACCAACGACCCCACCACCCCCACCTACAGCACCAACACCGCAGCGTTTTCCGCCGTCGAAGACCTCATGGTCAACCGCGCACTGGAACTCGCCGCCAAACGACGAATCCACACCAGCGACCGCGCCCTCCACGCACGCCTCCGCCACATCCCCGCACACCAACGAAACCGCCACCTACCAGCAGCAACACCAACCGAAGTCGCGCAGCACATCAAGGGATGGGACGACGTCCTCACCCCCGAATTCGCCGCTGCCCGAGGCCTGAACCTTGACCGTCTCCGCACCGCGGTCATCAACCGCGTCACACGGGAGCTCACGACCGGCCGGGTGAACGTTCACGCCGCGAACGCGGATACGCCTGCTTTGCGTCGGATCGGGGCGTCGTGATGGGTGTGCGTGAGCGGGTGGTGCAGATCGTGGGGGAGTGCATCGCGGCGGAGGTGACGGCGGTGGCGTTTGCGCAGATCACGGGCGGTCCACCGAATAGTGAGGGGAAGTACGAGGTGGACGTCAAAAAGGTTGCTGAGGCCGCTGCCGGCCGGATGGAAGCGGAGGGCTTGATCTGATGTGGCCTCATCCTGACGGCACGGCTGATCGCACTGCCGCGGGCGAATTGGCTGTTGAGGGCTTGTATCGGTTGGCGTTGGGGCGATGGCTGCCTACTGCTACAGCTGCGGCCCTCCCGACGTTCGGTGTCGCAGTGACGGCGGATGCTAGGCCCGCTAGCAGTGATAGCAGCGACCCTCAGCTGCCGCCGGACACGGCAGCGGTGGAGCAGGGCCACGGCTGGATTCCGGTCGCTGAAACGGTGATCGTGGCTGGCGTGGCGGTGCTGTTCGCGGCCTCAGTGGTTGAGGCTTTGGACGGTCTAGGTGTCCCGCTGCCCGGCCTGCCGTCGGTAAAACGCCAGGAAAGTGCCGGAAAACCGCAGGTCGCACCCCCCTCGGCGGATGCACCGCCGGAACGTGACCTGGGGAAACAGGACCAGCAGGGGCCGGTGGCACTGCCCCCAGTCACCCACGACGCCCCGGATTGGGGTCCGCTAGCACCAAAACCCCAGGAGAATGCGGCAAAACCGCAGGTCGCACCCCAACCAGATCCGGTGGTGCTGAACATCGTCGCTGAAGCCCTGGACGTGGCCCCGGATGATCTGCGCGAGGCGATGCAGCTAGTCGACGACACCCCGGCACTGGCGGCCGCCCGCGACGATACCGTCGAAGCGCAGCGGGAAATAGCGTCCCACACACCGAAGGTCGTGGCGGAGAAAGTCACCGCCGCCGCCCGCGACGTGGCCCCGGACGATTCGGGTGTCGTCACCGTGTCCGCGCAACGCGCAGCTGTCGCTGCCGTGCTGGAACCAGACAGCGACGCCATGGCACAGATCGCGGCCACCGCCGGCCATCTGTCCGCTGCTGTTCAGAACAACGCCGTCCTGCAAGCCGCGTTGTTATCGGAGGATGCCGACGAGCTGGAGAAAACGTGGCTGTGCGTCCACCCCGACACAGTCGTATCAGCAGTCGGGGTCAGCCACCTTGCCCGTCGACACTTCAAAGGCACCCTGGTATCGGTTCGCACCGTGTCTGGGGCGACTATTGCCGTGACACCGCAGCACCGTGTATTGACCAGGCGCGGCTGGGTTCAGGCGCAGTCTCTTGACCGTTCCGACGACCTGTTCCAGGTCATCGGAACAGATGCCTCGTGTGCACTACACGTAGAGGACTCGCCATCCACGATCAGTCAGATAGTCGACGCGGCGATGGCGTCCGAACCGATCAAGGTGCGGACCGTGCGTGGCGGTGTGGATCTCCACGGCGACACCGCCAGCTGTGACGTCGATGTTGTAGCGACCACAGGCAACCTGTCGATCAACGCGGAATCCAGCACGTCCCAGTCCATCCACGACCTCCTCCTCGCCGACGCCGATCGTCTGGGAATGGACTTTCTTGTTGGTGACGATTCCGGCTGTGTTGAGTCGATTCCTGATTGCTTGGCGTCCGCAACCGTAGCTGGCGTGGTAACGGCGGATCGCATCGTCGATATCGAACTCATTGAGCATGACGGGTACGTCTACGACCTCTCTACGTCAAGCCATTGGTATTTGGCGAACAGGCTGATCACGCACAATTGCACGCTCGACGGGCGCACCCGTCCGACGCATTTCGCCGCCGATGGTGCCCGTGTTCCGTTGGCAGCGCCGTTCATTGTCGGTGGTGAACCCCTCATGTACCCGTCTGACCCGGTCGGGTCATTGAGGGAAGTCGCGAATTGCCGGTGTCGTATGGGGATCCTCGCCCGCGATGAACCTCTCCCGACCGAGGTGGACCGGCACACCGAACGGCTCGATGGCCGCGACTCCGTCGCGATCAATCGGGAGGGCCGCACCCAGGCAGAGGAAATTGAACGCCGACGCCAACTCGGCAACACACGAGCACGAGACAACCGTGACGGTCAGGGCACCGTCGCAGCAGCCGGATGGACCGAAGGAGACACCATGACCACCCCCACGACTGCCGAAGTTGACGGTGAGACGTTCCTGACGTTCACCGACGCGCTGTTCGCCGTGGTCGGCACCCCGACCGACGACGGCCGGATGCTCGCCCCTGGCGGCGACTTCGCATTCCGGGACTTCCCGCTGCCGTTGCAGTGGAAGGAGAAAACCGGCCAAGGCCACGACGGTTCCGTCACCGTCGGCGTCATCGAATCCGCGGCCCTGAACGACCAGGGCGAGATCCGAGGCTCCGGCTACGTCCTGAACAACGACAACGCCTACAAGGCACTGGACTTGATCCAGCACGGTGTGAACCGGCCGTCTATCGACATGGCCAATGCCACGGAGATCCTCGCCTACCAGGACGGCACCCAGGTCACCCCCGACAATTTCGACCCGGCCATGCAGATGTTCCAGACGTTCACCGCCGCGACGGTCACGGCGTGCACGATCGTCGCTATCCCCGCGTTCGGGCAGACAAGCATCGCGATCAACCCCGAACGCGAGTCCCGTGACGTCGCGATGGTCGCCGCAGCGCTGACCGCTGCCGCCGCGTATCAGCCGCCGGTCTACGAACCCGCCATGTTCGCCGAAGCGGACCCGAACCTCATGTCCCCGATGCGCCTCACTATCGACCCCGAGTCGGGGCATGTGTTCGGGTTCATCGCCACGTGGAAGGACAAGCACCGCTCCGTCGGCTTGGGTCACATCAAACCGCCGCGGTCCCACACCGGCTACGAGCATTTCCACACCTCCCCGGCAGTGCACCTCACAGACGGCACCGCGCTGCCCGTCGGCCGGCTCACGGTCGGCATCGGTCACGCACCGACCCGCGGCATCTCCTCCGCAGCGGCGCAGGCCCACTACGACAACGTTGAAGCGTGCTGGGCGTTGGGTCGGATCTCCGAACACCGGTTGGGTATCTACTTTTCCGGTGTCGTCGCCCCA